GTCCCATGAGGGTCTTAATCTTATTTTGGCCGTTCTGGATGAAATTTCTGGATTCTCTCAGGAGGTTGGCACAGGTAATGACCAGGGTAAAACTGCAGATAATATATACAAAGCCTTCCGTGCTTCAGTAGACTCACGATTCCCAGACCTAGGCAAGGTAGCACTGCTTTCGTTCCCAAGATATCCTGGGGACTTTATATCGCAAAGGTATGATGATGTCATTGTCGACAAAGAGGTTGTAACAAAGACTCACAAGTTTGTTATGAATCCAGATTTGCCAGAAGAGCAAGATGGCAACAGCCTAGAGATTAGCTGGGATGAAGACACAATTCTTAACTATAAATACCCAGGAGTATTTGCCCTTAAGCGTCCCACCTGGGTTGTCAATCCAACGAGAAAGATTGATGACTTTAAGCTAGCATTCTATACTGATTTGGGCGATGCCATGCAAAGGTTTGCTTGCGTCCCCACGTTTGCATCAGATGCCTTCTTTAAGCAAAGGGATAAGGTTCGCCAGGCAATGTCCTTGCGTAATCCAATAGATAGCTTCAGAAGGTTTGAAGAAACTTTTGTTCCAGACCCAGACAAAATTTATTATGTACATGCTGACCTTGCCCAGAAGCACGACAAGTGTGCTGTAGCAATTGCACACGTAGACAAGTGGGTCAACATTCAGGTCATAAAAGATTACGAACAGATTGCACCAGTAGTTGTTGTAGATGCGGTAGCCTGGTGGGAGCCAAGAGCAGAGGGTCCCGTTAATCTTTCTGAGGTTAAGCAGTGGATTCAAAACTTGCGTAGAATAGGCTTCAACATCGGCCTGGTGTCATTTGACCGCTGGCAGTCCTTTGATATTCAGAATGAGCTAAAGGCCGTGGGCATGAGAACAGACACTGTGTCGGTAGCTAAAAAGCACTATGAGGACATGGCTATGCTCATGTATGAAGACAGACTCGTAATGCCATCTATTGATCTTTTATTTGAAGAGCTAACAGAGCTTAAGATTATGCGTGGCAACAAGGTGGACCACCCAAGAAAGAAATCTAAAGACCTCGCTGACGCTGTATGTGGAGCTGTCTATGGTGCAATCTCCCACACTCCAAGAAACCTTAATGAAGAAGTTGAGATTCACACTTTCAGGGATAGGCCAAAAACAGAGCTTGAGAGTCAAGATAAAAACGTGATACAATATAGGTCCCAACCTTCCCAAAAAGAGGTTGAGGAGTATTTATCTCAGTTTAATTTGCTATAGGAGTGGGAGTATTGTCTTTGCCAATTGCTCTCGTATACTTTTCAAATGTTTCTGAAAATACTAAAAGATTTGTAGAAAAGGTGACTAATGCTGGAATTCGTATTCCACTTCGTCCTAGCGATGCTAGGGACTTTCGCGTGGCTGGGGAGTATATACTGGTTGTTCCGACCTACGGCGGCGGAGCAGAAGGACCAGCCATTCCAAAACCTGTAAGGGTTTTTCTCAATAATCCTGCCAATAGGGATTTATTGCGTGGTGTCATAGGCACAGGTAATACAAACTTTGGCGAACACTACTGTAAGGCAGCAGACATGATCTGTGACAAGACTGGCGTCCCCCTTATAGCTCGTGTTGAAATTATGGGTACGCCAGAAGATGTAGAAAAAGTTAAACAAAGGTTGGAGATACTTTATGGAGAATAGTGTAAGCTATCATGAGCTAAACGCCATGCTAAACATGTACGATGCAAATGGAAAGATTCAGTTTGACAAGGACAAGGAGGCTGCAAAGTCTTACTTTCTGGACCATGTCAATCAGAATACTGTGTTCTTTCACAGTCTAGAAGAAAAGATAGAGTATCTTGTTGAGAACGATTACTATGACAAGGAAGTTCTTGACCAGTATGAGTTTGAGACAGTCAAAGATTTGTTTAAGCATGCTTACTCATATAAGTTTAGATTCCCAACCTTTGTGGGTGCCTACAAGTTTTATACTCAGTATGCCCTGATGAATTTTGCTGGAGATAGATACCTGGAGCGATTTGAAGATCGTGTCGTAATGAACGCACTAATGCTTGCTCGTGGAGATTCTGCCTTTGCCAAGGATGTCATTGATGAAATTATTACTAATCGCTTCCAGCCAGCAACTCCAACCTTCCTAAATGCTGGTAAGAAGCAGCGTGGCGAGTTCGTCTCTTGCTTCTTGCTTCGTGTAGAAGACAACATGGAGTCCATCTCTCGTGCGGTTGCCTCATCACTACAGCTGTCAAAGCGTGGAGGCGGAGTGGGCCTTAACCTAACAAATCTTAGGGAGCTGGGGGCACCAATCAAGAAGATTGAAAATCAGTCTTCTGGCATTATTCCAGTAATGAAATTGCTAGAGGACAGCTTCTCCTACGCCAACCAGCTCGGTGCACGTCAGGGTGCTGGTGCGGTCTACCTAAACGCTCACCACCCAGACATCATGCGTTTCCTAGATACCAAGCGTGAGAACGCTGACGAGAAGATCAGGATTAAGACGCTGTCTATTGGTGTTGTAATTCCAGATGTAACCATGGAACTAGCTAAGAACAATGACGATATGTATCTGTTCAGTCCCTACGATGTTGAGCGGGTATACGGTAAGCCAATGTCCGATATTTCTGTAACAGAGCTGTATGATGAAATGGTTGATGACCCACGCATTACTAAGTCAAAGATTAAAGCTCGTGACTTGCTGCAAAGAATTGCAGAGCTACAGTTTGAGTCAGGGTATCCATACATTGTTTACGAAGACACAGTTAACAACGTAAACCCAGTCGAGGGTAGGATTAACATGTCGAACCTTTGCTCTGAAATCCTACAGGTCAATACGCCTACAACTTACAACAACGACATGTCTTACAAAAAGATTGGTAAGGATATCTCTTGTAACCTAGGATCATTAAACATTGCTAAGGCCATGGAGTCTCCAGACTTTGGTAAGACTGTAGAGGTTGCCATTAGGTCGCTCACGGCAGTCTCTGAGCTATCGTACATTGATTCCGTAATGTCTGTAGCAGAGGGCAACAAGAAGTCCAGGGCTATTGGTCTAGGACAGATGAACCTTCACGGATACTTTGGCAAAGCAGAAATGATGTATGGTGACGAAGAGTCAATTGACTTTACTAATATGTATTTCTTGACTATTTTGTATCACGCACTAAGGGCATCGAATAGGCTAGCCATTGAAAAGGGCGAGACGTTTGATAACTTTAAGAAGTCTAAGTATGCCAGCGGAGAGTTCTTTGACAAGTACACTGAGCAGAAGTGGGAGCCAGCAACAGAGAAGGTTGCCCAGCTATTCAAGGATGCAAAGATTAAGCTGCCTAAGAAAAAGGATTGGGAAGAGCTAAAGGCTTCCGTAATGGAGCACGGTATCTATAACCAGAACCTACAAGCTGTACCACCCACTGGCTCCATTAGCTATATCAATAACAGTACTAGCTCAATTCACCCTATTGCAGCACAGGTTGAGATTCGTAAAGAGGGGAAGATGGGTCGTGTATACTACCCAGCACCTTACCTAACAAACGACAACCGTGAATACTTTATGGATGCTTACGAGATTGGGCCAGAAAAGATTGTGGATGTATATGCAGCTGCCCAGCAGCACATTGACCAGGGCATGTCGCTAACCCTGTTCTTCAAGGACACCGCAACAACCCGTGACGTAAACAAGGCACAGATTTATGCATGGAGAAAGGGTATTAAAACAATTTATTATATCCGCATTAGACAGAATGCACTGGAAGGAACAGAAATGGAGGGATGCGTATCATGTCAGCTATAACACGCCCAGTTAACTGGAACAAGATTGAAGACCCAATTGATCTAGAGGTCTGGAACAGACTAACCCAGAACTTCTGGCTGCCTGAGAAGGTCCCACTATCCAATGACATTCAGTCCTGGTCCACACTCAGAGATAACGAAAAGCAGCTTACGATGCGTGTCTTTACAGGGCTTACAATGCTGGACACTATTCAGGGTACGGTAGGCTCAATGTCTACCCTGCCAGACTCTCGTACCCAGCACGAAGAGGCAGTGATTACGAATATTGCCTTTATGGAGTCTGTCCACGCTAAGTCATATTCTAGTGTATTTTCAACCCTGACTTCTACTGAAGAGATTGAGGCAGCCTTCCGCTGGTCAGAGGACAACCCTTACCTGCAGAAAAAGGCAGAGATTGTTCTTGAGAGG